CGTGAGTTAGTGGAAGCTGCTTTGTATGGTGATGACAATACTATGACTGTGGCAGATGAGGTAGTGACCTGGTTTAACCCAGCAAATATCTGCCCCATACTGAAAACCATAGGCATTGTTGCTGTTGCTGTTTCGAATTCAGCTATGCCTTTAGCTGATGTCAAATTTTTAAGCCAAGGCAGTAGATATGAAGCGCTTTATCAAACTTGGGTGCCTACTGGTGACTTAGCGAGAACGATTGCATCATTAAGATATGGTACTTCCTTGGATGATCCTAGATGGCACTATCTACGCGCCTGTGCATTGCGAATGGATACATGGGGTAGTTTGGAGTGCCGGAAATTTATTATTGAATATTTAGATTTCCTGTCCAAGAAATATGGACACTTGCTAACAAACAAGGGCACTGTTAATGGTATCCCAATGCTGGAAGTAATGAACGCTTTCAAAACGGATTGGGAATTGGGTATTTTGTTTTGTGGTCACGAGTCAGAATGGCCAAAAGGTCTAAAAGAACGAGTGGAATTTTTATTAAAGTGGTCTTGTAATGGCTTTCCACTTTAAATAATTTTAACGTTATTTAAATTCTCACAAATGTGTGCGAAGAAGAAAGTTCTCGTGTCGAAAAGAAAAAACAAAAACAAAAAGAGTCGTAAGGGCTTAGTCGAATGGGCTTTAGGTCAGGAAGATCATAGCTCAAATCCTATCTATAGTGGAATTCGTAATAGAGTAGATTCCATTGCTAGAAATGGACCCGTTATGGGCTGGTTCAAAGGAAAAGGAAAAGGAAAAGGAATGTCAGATATGCGTAATGATAAATTGCGAGGAAAGAGTGGCAAAGTGTCTAACATCCGTGGGTCAAAAAGTGACTCCATGGCCTATGTCACAACTATTGGGGATAGGTTAGAGCGTATTGGTACCATCGATAGTGCATCTGTTTTTAATAACTCCATTCAGTTTGCCCTAAATCCGGGGCTACACTCTTCATTTCCATGGTTGAGCACTGTAGCAGCGAATTACGAGTTGTACAAGTTCAATAAGTTGTGGTTTGAGTACCGCACTACTAGTGGAGAAGTGGTTTCAGG